TGGTCGTTCATACGCACGATATTTTTTTAGCGTGGAGTTCACAAGTCCCTTTACACACTTTACAATGAAAATATACAGCCTTTACAAATATTTATGAGTTTAATTTCATTTGCAGATCTAGCTACACTAAAAAACGTGTCAAGGCAAGCGATTTACGATAGAAAGCGTAGAGGATTTTTTAATAAAGCTATTGTAAAGCACAACGGAAAAGAGGTATTAAATTCAGAGATAGCTTTACAACTATGGGAGAAGAATGATGTAAATATTCCAAAACCAACAACAAAAAAGGAATTAAAAGATAAAATAGATAGCTTACCCGCTGATGAGATACCAGATTTTGCTGAAAGTAAGGCTAAAAGAGAGTTTTATTTAGCAGAATTAGCAAAATTAGACGTAGAAGAGAAGAAAGAACAGTTAGTTAGTGTTGAAGAGATTAAAAAAAGCAGTTTTGTAAAGGCTAGAGCTATAAGAGAAGCATTAACAAATCTAGCTGATAGGTTAAGTCATCAGTTAGCAGGTGAGGATGATGCAAGTGTTATACATAAAATTATTCATAGTGAACATAGAGAAGCACTAGAGAACTTATCACAATGAACGCATGGGAAGAAGGATTTTTAGCAGGGTTAAGACCAGAAAAGTCTTTAACTGTTAGTGAGTGGTCAGATACTTATAGGATCTTGTCTAGTAAGGCTAGTGCAGAACCAGGTAAGTGGAGAACAAGTAGAACACCATACTTAAAAGAGCCTATGAATTGTTTAGGTACGCAAAGTCCTATACAACGTGTGGTGTTAATGTTTGCCGCACAGACCGGGAAGACCGAGGCTCAGAACTGTTGGCTTGGCTATGTTATTGACCATGCCCCTGCACCTATGTTACTTGTACAACCTACTTTAGAAATGGGGAAAAGGTTAAGTAAGCAAAGACTAGAAAGTATGATTAATGATACCCCTTGTTTAAGTGAAAAAATTGCACCTGCTAGAACTAGGGATAGTGGTAATACATTAAGCAATAAAGAATTTCCTGGTGGGATGATGCTAATTACAGGAGCAAATTCAGCAACAGGACTAAGATCAACACCATGCCGTTATATAAGTTGTGATGAGGTGGATGCATTTCCATCTGATGCATCAGGTGAAGGTGATCCTGTAGCACTTGCGGAAAAGAGGGCAACAACATTTAGTACAAGAAAGAAAGTATTACTTACATCTACCCCTACAATTAAAGATTTTTCAAGAATAGAAACTGAATATTTAGCATCGGATCAGAGATTATATTTTTTACCATGTCCCATTTGTAATGAATATCAAGATTTACGATGGAAACAATTACAGAAAGATGACGAAAAAAATCCTAAATATAAATGTATACATTGTGGTGAGTTGTTTGATGAAAGCCATAAAACAAAGATGTTAAGACAAGGTGAATGGAGGGCTATGAAAGAAGGGGACGGTGTTACGGCAGGTTTTAGGCTTAACGGTCTTTATTCACCCTTGGGATGGCTGTCGTGGCAAGAGATGTTAATGGAATTTAATAAAGCAAAAGGTGATGCACCACTAATAAAAACATTTGTAAATACTAGGCTTGCAGAGACATTCGAGACCGACTATGTAAGTTCTATGAGTGCAGAGGGGTTATTAAAAAGATGTGAAAATTATGAACAGGCAACATGTCCAGAAGGGGTTTTATTTCTTACTCAAGGTGTTGACTGTCAGATAGATAGATTAGAAGTTAGTACATGGGGATGGGGTAAAGGAGAAGAAGCATTTTTAATTGATCATGTACAGCTATGGGGTGATCCTCATCAGGCAGAAGTTTGGAAACAGCTAGAAATTATAATTAATCAACAATATGAACATGAGAATGGTAAAAGTTTAGTCCCTGTTATTAGTGCTGTGGACTCTGGCGGTTTACATACAAGTGAGGTTTATCAGTTTGCTAGAGAAAAAGTAGCACAGGGTGTAATAGCAATTAAAGGACAATCACAGGCAAATAAACCTGCGATAGGTAGACCAACAAGAGTTGATATTAATTTTAGAAAAACAAATAGAGCTATAAAAAAAGGAGGGCAGGTCTATCCTTTAGGAGTTGACACTATAAAAAATACTTTGATGGGTAGGCTTAAAAATAATAAGGTAGGTAGTAATGGCTATATACATTTTCATGCAAGTACAAGTGAAGATTATTTTAAACAGATAACAGCGGAAAGACAGATATTAAAAACTAACAGGAGTGGTTTTCAGGTTCCACAATGGGTTAAAAAGGCTACAACTAGGAATGAGTGTTTAGATACTTGGGTATATAGTTACGCTGCTATGTGTTTTTATATAAGTAAATTTAATAGAAATACAGTATGGCAACAGTTAGAAAATAAATTAAATGAAACAGATAATGTAGTTAAACAAAAAAAAGGTACAATAAAAAGAAGGCCAACAAATGACTTTGTTAACAACTGGTAAACATTATGTGGAAATCTGATCTACCAACTGTCATAACCGCTGGTACAACTATTGAATGGGTAGATGAGGCAACGACCGCTGGGATAAACAAAACTATAAGCTCACCTGATTGGACATTAGAATATTATCTAAGAACAAACACAGCTAGTGAAGGTCATACAGCTACAGGTACGCAATATTCAGAGAGTACAGGATGGCAATTTACAATAAGTGCTACTGATAGTGCTGGTTTTGCCGCTGGTAACTGGTTTTGGGTTGCTAGAGCATTTAAAAGCTCAGATGTATTTGAAATAGGTAGTGGTGAATTAGAAGTAAAACAAAACTTACAATATACTGGTACACCTTCTGCTATTGATAATAGATCACAAAATGAAATTGATTTAGATGCTGTAACCGCTGCAATTCGAGCTATAATAGCTGATAAGGCGGCTAAGTATTCTATAGGTGGTAGAAGTTTTGAGCGTATAAATTTACCAGAACTAAGAGCAAGAGAAGCAGAATTAAAAGCTAGAGTATTTAGCGAAAAGAGGTATAGTTTAATAAGTCAGGGTTTAGGAGACCCTAAAACACTCTATGTACGCTTTTAGGTAACTTAAATGGGCTTAATTAATGCTTGGAGGGGCTTAATTTCCTCTAACGATGATCTAAATAAACGTAGAAATCGTTTAAAAAGGATGTATTCGGGTGCAAGAGTAGATAGAACTAACCTTTCTTGGATTACACCTTTATCTTCTCCTGATCAAAGTTATAAAAATTCTATTAATACATTACGCAAAAGGGTACATGATTTAGTACGAAATAATAACTATGCAGCACAAGCAATAAGATATGCAACTAATCAAATTGTAGGTCAGGGTGTAACAATGCAAGCGCAGATTAAAAGTCAGCGTGGCGGTACTCCTAATACTAGGATTAATGAAAGTATTGAAGGTGCATGGAGTAGATGGGGAAGAAAAGATAGCTGTGATATTCGTGGTGTTTTATGTTTTTCTGAATTAGAAAGATTAGCTGTAAGATCAATGATAGAAAGCGGAGAATGTTTTATTGTTATCCATAGAAAAGCATACGGCAGAAGTAAAATTCCTTTTTCATTAGAAGTATTAGAAGCAGAACAGTTAGATGAGGATTATAAAGGTGCTACTAAAAGCAATAAGAATGTATGGCGGTTAGGAATAGAGCTAAGTCCAGAAGGTAGGGCTGTAAGTTATGCGTTCCTAAAAAAACATCCTGGTGATACAAACTTTGCAACAGTACCAGAAGAAAGAAGGCATATTATTGTGCCTGCTAAAGATGTTATCCATTTGTTTATGCCGCTAAGACCAGGCCAACACAGGGGAGTCCCATTCTTAGCTAGTGCTATAAACCATTTACATCAATTAGATGGATATATAGAAGCAACAGTAGTTGGACAACGTGCAAGCTCTGCACTAATGGGATTTATTACAAGTCCAGAAGGTGAACTAGATGCAGGTGGTGAAGTATTTGATTATGAACGTGTAAGCGGATTTGAACCTGGTTCTTTTAAATATCTAGCACCAGGAGAATCTATATCTGTACCTGATTTAGATAAAGCTAATGGAGAGTTTGAACCATTTGTAAGATCAATGCTCAGAAGCATGGCAAGCGGTTTGGGGTGCAGTTTCGAGGCTATAAGTTCTGACTACAGTCAATCTAATTACAGTAGTAGCAGGCTTGCAATGCTACAGGATAGAGATCACTGGAGAACAATACAGAAGATGTTAAAAGAAAGTTTTTATCAACCTATATTTGAAGCATGGTTAGAAATGGCAGTATTAAGTGGCACATTGTCATTGCCAACATATTCAACAACCCCTGAAGTGTACGAGAAGGTCAGATGGGTATGCAGGGGTTATTCATATATTGATCCTCAAAAAGAAATTGCTGCCCAGCGTGATGCAATAAGGTCGGGCTTAAAAACGTTGTCACAATGTATTGCAGAAAATGGTGGGGATGTGGAAGAATTTTTCATTGCAAGACAGACAGAACTGGCAAAACTTGATGAACTAAATATTATTACTGATAGTGATCCATCAGCTACAAATAAATCAGGGGGCTCACAATATAAACCAGTAGGAACTATTGATCCTTTTGGTGATACGCAACCACCCACAGGTGAGGATGGAGAAAATGTAGCGGATGGTTCTGATGGCAGTTATTAATGGCACTGAAATAGACCTTATGCCTTCAGGAGGTATGAAAGAAGAAGCACAAAGATTTAAAGATTGGAGGGCTGAAGGAAAGAAAGGCGGTACAGAAGTAGCGGTAAGGAGGGCTAATCAAATATTAAGCGGTAATGAACTAACTCCAGATACAGTAATAAAGATGTCAGCATGGTTTGCAAGACATGAATCAGATAAAACTGGACAAGGCTTTACACCCGATGAGGATGGCTACCCAAGTAAAGGCAGAGTAGCGTGGGCGGCCTGGGGTGGTGATGCAGGTAAAAGTTTTTCTGATGCAAAATCAGCTAGAATACAAGAATTAAGAAACAATGATTCTATGGCTAAAACAAAACGCTCAAAATCTAAACGTGCAGAACCAGATGAGTTATCAGTAGGTGATTCTGTTAGATGGGGTGCAAGTGGCGGTACTGCTAGAGGTGTTATAGATTCTATTGAACGTGATGGGACTATAAATGTACCTGATTCTGATTTTGAAATTACAGGAACAGAAGATGACCCCGCTGCATTAATTACTGTTTATAGAGAAAATGACGGAGAGTTTGAAGCAACAGATGTAAAGGTAGGTCATAAATTCAGCACACTAACTAAGATAGATACATTAAGAAGTGTTACAACTGTATTAAAACGTAGCGGTGAAACTTCTTTTTCTGCACAGGAAGATAACACATATGAGTTTAGTTTTTCTAGTACTTACCCTGTAGAAAGATCTTTTGGTACTGAGATACTAAGCCATGACGAGGGTGCAATAGATTTTGGTAGGCTAAATGGTGGCGTAGCTCCTGTGTTATGGAATCACGATATGGATTCTGTGATAGGTATTGTTCGTAATGCATATTTGGACAAAGATAAGAAAAAAGCTAGAGCAGTTGTTGAATTAAGCAGAAATCCTAAGGCACAGGAAGTAAAAAGAGATATAGATGACGGTATTCTAAGTGCAATTAGCGTAGGCTATCGCATTTTAGAAATGGAAGAAAGAGAAATAGAAGGAACTAACGCATTTTTAGCTACAAGATGGGAACCGCATGAGGTAAGTGTTGTTGCTTCGCCTGCCGCACCAGATGTAGGTATTTCGAGAGGGTTAATTGATGAGAACACTATGCCTAGTGCTAAAAAACAAGATATAGTAGAAGATAAGCGTGTAAACGCAGCGTCATCTGACGCACAACCGTCAAATTCTAAAAAACAACTAACTATGGAAAAAGAACAACTTGATCTAGAAGTTGTGCGTAGTGAAGCTACTAAAAAGGCTCAATCCGCAGAACGCACAAGAATTAGAGAGATCAACTCCATGTGTGAAAAGCGTGGTTTTAGTGATTTAGCAGACCAACTAATTAATAATGGTTCTTCTGTTGATTCATGCAGACAGGCAATCTTAGAAAGAATAGATGCAAAGCCTATTGAAACTGCAAAGCCTATTGAAGAGCAGTTATCACCAAAAGAAAAAGAACAGTATGCTAGAAATTACAAAATCACATCTGGTATCAGAGGTCTTATCACAGGTGATTGGTCAGATAAATCTTCTGGTTTTGCTAGAGAGATTTCACAACAGATTGCTAAAGACTCTCAAAGATCTAACAGTAACGGATCTATTTTTATTCCTTATGGTGCTTTAGCTTCAAGGGCGACTTACGTCACAACGGGGGCTACGACTGGAGGTAACATTGTTGCAACCGACCTTTTAGCGGACGATTTTACCGAGGCGTTACGCAATTCTACGGTTATGGTTGGCCTGGGGGTTCAGACACTTTCTGGCCTAGTTGGAGATGTCGCGATTCCCAGGCGTTCAGGTGTTGCTTCAACAGGGTACTTAAGTTCTGAAACAGGTGCATTGTCACAAGCTGAGTCAACATTTGACCAAATTACAATGACACCTAAGACACTTGGTACATTGTCTAAATATTCTAGAAATATGCTTATTCAAGCAACTCCAGGAATTGAAGATCTTATAAGGTCAGATTTAAGCTCAGGCATAAACGTTGGTCTAGATCTTGGAATCCTCAATGGTAGCGGTTCTTCTGGACAGCCGACCGGCCTATTACAACAGAGTGGAATCGGAAGTGTAGCGATGGGAACTAATGGTGGTGCTATTACAGTAGATGCATTAGTTGACCTAGAAACAGCCATGATGGAAGACAATGCCGCTGTTAATGCTGATTCTATTTCTTATGTAACTAACGCTAAGGTGTTAGGTGCTATTAAGAAACTAAAAACATCAGGTGGTGAGTATCTTGTTAACAACAACCTACAGGCAATAGGCAGAGGCGGTACACCATTAGTAGTTAATGGATATCCTTTAGCAATGACTAATCAAGTACCTAGCAACCTTACAAAAGGTTCTACTTCTGGTTCTTGTTCTGCAGTTCTTATGGGTGACTTTAGCCAGGCAATTTTAGGGTTGTTTGGGTCGGGGCTGGAAATCACAGTTGGTGAAGATAGTGACGACTTCGCGAAGAACTTAACATCTGTTAAGGGTGTAGTTGCATTTGATGTAGCTGTTAGACACGCTCAGTCATTCGCAGCGATCTTAGACGTAACCACATAATTGGTTTACTATAAGGGGTGTAACAACCCCTTTTTTTTTTTATGAAAATTAAGTGCCTAAAAAATGTTTGTGCTAGTGGTGAAAGTTTAGTATCAGGCCAAACTTATGATGTGTCAGAAAAAGATGCAGAATTATTAATCTCAATGGGTAGAGCAGAAGTCTATACACCAAAACCAAAAGTAAAAAAAACAACAAGTAAAAAGTAAATGCCATTTACTGAAGATGCAACAACACAAAATGTATATCTAGATGATTTTGGTGTTAGCTGTACATCAGGTGGTACTACTGCAAAAGGAATTTTAGAACAACCAGATCAAATACTTGCAGGGGATATGATTATAAGTACTGAATATGAATTGATTACAAAAACTTCTGATTTTGGTACTTTAGTTTCTGGGGATAGTATTACTGTTGATAGTGTTGCATATACTGTAAGAGATCTAAGAAAAGAAAATGATGGTGTATTTTGTCGTATTAGTCTACAGAAAACCTAATGACTACTAAAAGAGAAACAATATTAGCAAGAATTGCAACAGTATTAGCTGGTACTACAGGTGTTTCTGATCGTATCTTTAGAAGTCGTACCACTGCATTAACAAGGGCTGAAACTCCTAGTATTATTATTGAGCCTCAGAATGATGTAGTAGAACAAACAACATCACTGCCAACTTTAGACCATACATTAACTGTAAGAATTAGTGTTGTTGTAAGAAGTGGAACACCACATCAAACGGCAGATCCTACAGTAGAAAATATGCACAGTAGATTAATGGCAGATTTAACAGTTAATGGTAATGCTATTGATATACAGCCTGCGGATACTTCATTTGAATTTATAGATGCGGATCAATCAGGCGGTATAATCGGTTGCGAATATGACATTAGATATAGAACAAATGTTGATGATTTAAGTCAATGATAGTTACATTATTTCTATAAGGGTTTATGATATGTACATAGTGTCTATTAGGTAATCAGGTAAATGCCAAAACTACATAGAAAAAGATCCTTACTTGCAAAAATAGAAGGCAGTTATGGAAGTGACCCTACTGCTACAGGAAGTGCAAACTATGTAGAGGTAGTTGATTTAGAAATAGAACCAGTAGCAAGTGATGAAGTAGAACAGGAAACTATTAGACCTTATCCTGGTAATTATCCTGTTTTATTAGCTAATACAAGAGTTAATCTTAGCTTTGGTGTTTTTATGGTAGGTTCTGGGAGTGCAGGGACAGCCCCAAAATATGACCCTATTTTAAAAGCCTGTGGTTTATCAGCAGCTACAGTTTCATCTACATCAGTTACCTATACACCTTCTACATTAGCTACACAAAGTAGTGTTACTTTTTATGTTAACTATGATGGTGTAAGACATAAGGTAACAGGTTGCAGGGGAACATTTTCTATTAGTTGTGCTGTTAATGAAATACCTCGTATAAATTTTGAAATGCAGGGGATATTTAATACACCAACCGATCAGGCGCTTCCGACTGTGACGAAATCTCTCCAGCCGGATCCTGTGCTTTTTAAAAATGGAAATACCTCTAGTTTTTCTGTATTTGGCTTTTCTGGGGCTTTACAATCTTGGGAGTTAGAGTTTTCTAATGAAGTTATTTATAGAGAGTTAGTAGGCGGTACTAAAGAAGCTCTTATAACAGACCGTAGACCTTCAGGAACTATGGTTATTGAGGCAGTGGCATTATCATCCAAAAACTTCTTTACACTGGCTACAGGTACAACTACAGGCACAAACACATGGAGTCACTCAGGCGGTGCAGGTAATATTGTTACTGTATCTTGTCCACAAACAGATTTAGGACAGCCTACCTATGAAGATTCTGATGGTATAACAATGCTTAATCTTCCATTCTACGCAACACCAACAGATGCAGGGTCAGATGAATTTTCGCTAGCATTCACTTAGTTGCTAAGTAGTAGAAAAGGGTTTACCCTAAAGAAGATTATAAAAAATTTATGTTTATTTTAAAAAAAGAAGCAACTTTCACGCATCCAATTGTGTTTTATACTCCTTCTGATGGTGGTACACAAAATAAAGAAACATTTGACGCTATTTTTAAAATTATTCCACAATCTAGAATAAATGAAATAGGAGTACAGGCACAAAAAAAACAAAAAGAATTAGACGAAGGTATATTTGACGGTGTAAAAATATCTGACTACATGATTGCAGATGAGATATTAGTAGGGTGGGATGGTATTACAGATGGTGAAAATCCTATACCTTTTACAACTGCTACAAAAAAACAATTATTAGACATTGCAGGTTTAGCAAATATATTAGTAGAAAAATATTTTACTGAAGTTACAAAACAAAAAACAAAAAACTAGAAGGGGCTGCATTGTTTTGGTGCGGTGATCGTGTTATAGATGAAACAGATAAAGATGATGCAGTCCTATTTGATCAGCCCATAGCAGAAAAAAAAGAAGCACAAATGTTTGAAGTATTAGAAGAAAACTGGCTATCTATTATATTATTTTTAGATATTCAAACTCAATGGAGAATGGATCAGGGTGTTATTTATGGTCTTGATTACAACGCTATTAATTGGTTATTTGAATTGAAAAAAGACGAAATAAAAAAACCTTTAGAAATACTTGCTGACTTACAGGTATTAGAGGCTAAAATAGTAGAAACATTTAATAAAGATAATAAATAATAATGGATCTTTCTACCTCCTATACAATTAAGGCTCAGGTACAGGGTCAAAACCAGATAGGTGGATTACAAAAAAGTTTAGGTGGCTTAAAAACAACTACTAATAATACATCAGCGGCAATGAATAAACTAAAAACAGCCGCTAGTAATGCTTTTGGAGTTTTAAAAAATCTAGCACCTGCTATAGGTGTAGCTGCAATGGGTAAATTTGTTAGTGACACTTTATCTGCTGGTGATCGGTTGGAAAAATTTAGTCAATCAACAGGTGTTGCAGTTCCTTTACTAGATAAATTGCGTAAAGCTTCTGAATTAGCTGGAACTGATTTTAAGACTTTAGTAAAAACCTTTCCAATGTTAGCTAATAATATAAATCAAGCTTCATTAGGTAATGCAAAGTTAGAAACGGCTTTTGGTGATTTAGGAGTAGCTGTACATAATACTGATGGTTCTTTAAGAGCTACTGATGTAGTACTTTTAGATATTGCTGATAAATTTGCAAATATGAAAGATGGGGTAGATAAAGCAAGTTTTGCCTATGATATTTTTGGAGGAAAAACAGGTGAACAATTAATACCTTTATTAAATGGTGGTCGTGAATCTATAGAAGCTTTAAGTACAACAATGACAGAACATGGAGTTAAAAGAATGGCTGCATTTAACGATAGTATTACTAATATTCAACACGTTTTTCAAGATTTATTCGTAGTTTTAACTAATACTTTATTACCTGTTTTAGAAAAGTTTGTTGGTGTTATAACTTTTCTCGTAAATAAATTTAATGGTTTACCTGGCCCAGTTCAGGCAATAATTGGTTCATTTGGTATTTTAGTTCCTTTAGTAGTAACATTAGTGCCTTTATTTGCTGCTATGGTAATTTCTATTAAAGCTATAGCAGCGGTTAAAATGGGTGTTGTAATAGCAAAAATAACAACTGCTTTTGGTGGGGTTTTAGTTGCTGTGAAAGCGGCCATTGTAGGTTTTGCACCTTTATTAGCAGCGGGTGCGATACCAGCGGCCATTATTGGTTTAGGTGTTCTTATATTTAAATTTAGAGATGAAATAGGTCAAGCATTTCTTGCCGTTGGGGATTTTTTAGTAGGTTTAAAAGATAGTTTTGTAACTATGATGCAAATGATAGGCGAAACAATAAAGCGGCCATTTGCAAACTTTTCAGAATTTGTTAAAAATGCATTTACTGGGGTAGTAGATGGTATTAGTAGTGCTTTTAGATCAATTCCAAGAGTAGTCACCAACGCTATAAATGCTGCAACTGAACCTATAAGAAGATTTATAAGAACTATAAATAGAGCTTTAAAAAAATTAAGCAGTTTAGCGAGAAGAAGAAGAAAAACTAGTAATAGTGGCTCAAGTAATACAGGTGGTGGCTCAAGTAATTCAAGGAGAATGGCAGAAGGTGGAGTTGTTTCTAGCCCACAATTAATATATGCAGGTGAAGCAGGTAGTGAATATGTAATACCAGCACGTAAAGCAGGTGCATTTAGTAAAAATTATTTAGCAGGTATGAGAGGTGGTGCAGCAATACCAAGATTTGCAGAAGGCGGTTATATAAGCAGTCCAAATGTAAATATTACAACTGGTGCTGTAACGCAAATGGATGGGACTAATTTTATAACTACATCTGATTTAAAAGCGGCTGTTAAAAGTGGTATAGATCAAACGCTAACATTAATACAATCAGATTTGAAAACTAGACGATCTTTAGGTATATAAATGGCTGATTTTGATATTTTAACGTTTCTTGAATATTACCCAGATAAATCTAGTGTTTTAGATAGTAATGCTAAAAGATCTCCTACCAATGCATATCAAAATTTTTATCAGTCTGCACAAAATCTTACAGCGGATTCAGCAATAGATCAAACTATGAATTTTACATATCTTGCTTTTGATGCTAGTGGTTATGCCTCAACAGAGGCTAATAGTATAAATGATTTAAAAATTAATATAGCTGCTACTGCTGATATCGTAGATTTAACTGAAACTGCAATGACTGGAGATCGTCTTGTAATTGCTTCATTATATGTACAATCTATAGGTCAAGATATTTTTAGTAATTCTGCTAGTCTGGTAAGTAGATTTATAGGTACAATAGAATCAGCAACAATAAATGAAACTACTGTTATATGGAATGTAAGTACTGCAATTTCTAAGCAAAAAGCACAAGTTCCAACAAAAAAAATTAGTAGTGATTTATTAGGGAGATTTATAGTACCATGAATGATTTAATTTTTGCTATAGAAATAAATGCTATTTTAGAAGATGATACAGAAGTATCAGGTGTAATAGGTCTTATTTATAACAATGAAAGAATATATAAATTAGCAGATGGTACTGTTTTAACAAGTACAAAAAAAATAAAAACTATAAAAAGTTCTAACGAAATAGCATCGACTGAATTATTAATAAATATAATGTCTTTAGACAAAGGGTAAATAATTTATACTGTTTTATTATGGAAAAAAGAACTTCTTTAGCACAACAACAAAAAACAGCAAAAATAGGGCAAGATTTAAATATATTAGATGAAAGTTTACAAAATTTTAAAAAGCCTAGTTCAGATTTAGACGTTAAACAAAGAATAGCAACTACAGGGGAAACAGTACCTATAGTTTTTGGTAAAAGAGTCAATAATATTGGTGGCGTTTGGGTACAGCCAAGTCTTTTAAAAGCAGGTACATTTAATTTTAGGCAGAGTTATTTATTTGCAATATCACAGGGTGAAATAGTTGGAACACCTACTAAAGGTAGGTCATATACAGGAATAAAGAAAATTTTATTATTAGATGACAGTACAATTACAACAACTAATATTTATAATTCCGCTGCAACATTAGCGGCTAATCCTAATACTTGCCCTATACAAGGCACTGGCTTATTTTGTGGATATGAAAATTATTCTTATTTAGTTCCTGTAATGCCTGCGAGCAGTGGGTTTTCTATTGGTAAGCAGCCAGATCTTTCAAAAGATTATTATACATTTAATGTACTTACAGTTGGTACAGGTGATACAAGTAATTCAAATTTTCAAGTATCTGTTCAATTGTTTGATGCAGAAACAGGCACAGACGTTACAGCTAATGTTCAAGCAGGTACCCCTTTATTTAGTCAATCAGGTACTCCCGCTGGACAACCAATAACGCAGACGTGGAATACAAGAGGAAGCGGCTCTAGTGGTTTAGATGCCCCTACATTAGGTGGTTTTACTGTTGGTCATGTTCTTAGTTTAATTAATATTACAAGTGGTAGTTTAGCAGCACCATATAATGCTGAAACTGTAGCTTCTGGTGATGTTACACAAGCAGATTTAGATAAAATAAATGCAATCAATAGCGGAAAAACTAATTTTTATAGAAAATATACTTTTTCTTCAGTAAATAACCAAGTTGTATCAACTAGTCCAGCTAGTACAGGGACTTTAACTGGTTGTCAACTTGAATGGATTGTCGGGAACAGAAACAATATAAATACTTATACTAATTTAGACAATTCAAGTTATGCAGATATTACTTTTTTATCTATAAGCGGTCAGTTATTCGAGTCGCCATTTGAAGGTACATACCCATCAGAGACAAAACAGGTATATGTATTTTATGACGACGGCGTTAAAGTTGATTTATACAGTGCTGGATTATCTGGTTCTTCTTATACGCAGGGTGCAAGTAATCAATTCTTAGATTTAGCAATGTTCTTATTTACAATTTATAAAAAAATTGATGGTAATAATACCGCTGATATAGTCGCACCTGTTGAAGTTGCAAATTTGCAATCATTATCTACATTTTGTACTAATAATAATATGTTTTTTAATGGTACTGTATCTAAATCAGTAAATATAATTGATTATATTACAACAATATCACCATATTATTTTCTATTATTTTTATCTGTTGGTGGCAAATATAAATTTTCACCTATATTGCCATTAAATTCTAGTAATCAATTTGATACTTCTGCATTAACACCTACTGCAACTTTTACAGAAGCTAATATTATAAAGGGATCATTGCAAAAAACATTTTTAAGTGTTGAAGAAAAAAGAAGTTTTATAGCAAATTGTATTTATAATGAATGCTCAACAACAGAAATTAGTAAGCAAAAAACTGTAACAGTAAGATTTACAGCAACTACAAATGATGCACCTACTGAACAATTTGATATGTCTGATTTTTGTGTTAATGTAAATCATGCAATTTTATATGCAAAATTTGAGCTTTCTAGAAGAAAACATAGTACACATAGTATAAGTTTTTCAAGTCCCCTAATAACAGCTTCACTAATACCTACAAATATTATAAAAGTAGAGTTACAAAGAAAAAATAGCGTTGGAGATGATAGAACAGAAACTAACTACTATCAAGTTGATTCAATTACTTATGATAATGATGGAGTTAGTAATATAGATGCTACACATTTTCCATTAAATAATAGTAATGTTTCTGAAATTACAAATGAAATGCTTACAGGCAGTTTTAGTATTTTACAATGACTACTTTCCCTTCGTTAGAACCAGAAACAAGAGCATTAGTTTATGGTAATTATCCACAAAATGTACATACTGGATTAAGTGGCGTAAATGTAAGATTTAAATTAGCTAATAAACGTGTAGAGCAAAGACTAACTATAACTTACGAATACTTATCAGAAACACAGGCTCAAAGTTTGTTAACTCATTACAATACACAAAATGGGTCAATTGAACCTTTTGACTTATCAAGCTCAGTTTGGGCTGGTTATTCTACACCACCTGTAAGCAGTTCAAATTATAAATGGCGGTATGCATCTAGTTTTCAAATTAGTTTATCTTCACCAAACAGGTATAGTACATCTATAGAGCTAATTAGCGTACCTTTATAATGGCTACATTCCCTGCAATAATACCTTCTGCCAGATTATATACACCAGGTGATTTTCCTAGTGCTATACAATCTTCATCAACTGGCACTACAACAGGTTTTAGGCGTGGTAATAGGCGTATAAATCAAACTTTACAACTTACATTTAACAACTTAACAGAAACACAGGTAAACCTTATAAGAACACATTATGATACTCAAAGTGGTACTTTTGAAATATTTTTGCTAGACGCTAGTACATGGAATGGATATACTTCACCGCCTGTGCCAGTTGTAAGTGATTTTGTATGGTTATATGCAACACCTCCAACAATTTCTGATGGTATTGTAAGTAAATGGAATGTAGAAGTTGAATTAATATCAGTACCTATAGATACAGGAGATGTAATTTATGATGCTGGGGATTCTAGTGCAACAGCAAGAGTTTATATATTAGATGCCTTAACAAGTAGCTCAACACCTGCTAGAACTAATATAATAGATGCAAGGAACTCAGCTTAATTATGACGGTAACAATAACTGCTTTACAAAAACAAAGAAGAGATACGGCTAGTAATTGGACAAGTAATAACACAGTCTTATTAGCTGGAGAATTTGGATATGAAACAGATACAAAAAAATTTAAAATAGGTGATGGTACAACTACATGGCAATCACTTGATTATATTCCAATTCCAGATAGTAATAGATTATTAGCAGGTAATTTAACTGTAGGCGGTAATTTTACAGTTAATGGTACGACTACAACTATAGATTCAACTACCCTTAGTGTTGAAGACAAAAACATAGAAATAGGCAAGGTCACTAGCCCTTCAGATACAACAGCGGATGGAGGGGGTATTACTTTAAAAGGTACAACTGACAAAACTTTTAATTGGGTAGATGCTACAGATTCATGGACATTATCAGAGCATCTTGATTTAGCATCAGCAAAAGTATTAAAAATTGCAGGTACTCAAATATTAAGTGCAACTGTATTGGGTAGTTCTGTTGTTAGTAGTTCATTAACATCATTAGGTACTATTGCTACAGGTGTTTGGCAGGGTACGGCAATAGGTTCTGCATATATGACCGCTGGAACTACCTCTGTAGCAGGTGCTCTACAATTAACAGATTCAACTACTAGCACATCTACAACAACAGCCGCAACGCCTAATTCTGTAAAAACTGCTAAAGACACCGCTGATACTGCACAAACAACAGCAAATGCAGCCCTACCCAAAGCTGGCGGTGATATGACAGGTTCTATAGTTTTAGATAATGATAAAGAAGTTAGATTTAATGAGGCAGATGCTAATGGTTCTGCATATGTAGGTTTGAAAGGTGCTACTGATAAGGGTGCATCATCGAGCTATACAATTTCGTTGCCAGCGAGTTCACCAACAGCTAACCAAATATTAAAAGCAGATGCATCAACTCCAACCAATTTAGTATGGGCAGCGGATGCTGGAGGTATTGATGGGTCTTCCTTAAATGCATCTAATCTAGATTCAGGTACAATTCCAGATGCAAGATTTCCAGCTACTTTACCAGCGGCCTCAGCAACAAATTTAACTGCAATTCCAGCGGCTAATTTAACAGGAACTTTGCCTGCAATTAACGGAGCAGCGTTACAAGGTCTTAATGCTAGTAACTTAGCGTCGGGTACAATTGCTTTAGGATTAGTACCTACATTAAATCAGAATACAACAGGTACTTCAGGTGGTTTAACTGGTACACCTTCTATAACTGTTAATGTAGTTACCGCAGCTAGTCTTGATATTTCAGGTGATGCTGATATAGACGGTACTTTAGAAGCTGATGCAATTACAGTTGATGGCACTGCTTTAGCAACTTCAGCTACTACTGATACTACTGATGCTAGTAATATTTCTAGTGGTACTTTAGCCGCAGCTAGAGTTGCAACACTAAACCAGAATACAACAGGGTCAGCGGCAACACTAACAACTCCAAGAGCTATAAATGGTGTTAACTTTGATGGTTCTGCCGCTATAACTGTAACTGATTCAACAAAAATGCCACTAGCAGGTGGTACTTTTTCAGCAGAAGTAATTTTTCAAAAAGAAATAACTGAAACAGTATTTGCTATAACTGATGCTTCATCTGTTGCTTTAGATCCTATTAATGGAATGGTTCAAACTTGGACATTAGGAGCTAACAGAACTGCAACTGATAGTTTAACTACTGGTCAATCAATGCTGCTTATAATAACTGCTAGTGGGTCTAATTATTCATTAACTTGGCCTACTATGACATGGAGTGGCGGTTCTGCACCTACATTAGGAGGAGCTACACCAACAGCAATAGAATTATTTAAGGTAGGTAGTACGTTATATGGTGCAAATGTTGGAGATTTAGGTTAATATGAGAAATCATTTTCTAAGGGCTGCCGCTGGTAATGTTTCTGGCGGTAGTATAGTTACAACAGGTTTACACACATATTATGACCTTGGAAACACATCTTGCTATAACCCATCTTCAAGCCCAACAGCGGTTACAGATTTAACAGGTAATGGTAATAATTCAACTTATCAAAATACAGCGAGTTATGGTAATCCAACTTTTAATAGTAATAATGGTGGTTTTGTAGAAATATCAAATGAACAAATTTTTTTAAAGAAAAATAGTGGGTCTACTGCTTTAGCATTTGGCACAGGTCAATTCACTATAGAATTTTTTATGAATATTAAAAGTGATGGTTTTAACATTTTTGGTGCAGCGGCAAGTGAATTTAATTACAGTCCGTTTACTTTACGTACTCATACTTTTAATATAAATATAGGTACTTCGGGTAATGCAAGGGTAACAGGTGAAGGAATAGAAGGAAGTACCTCCACTAGCCATATTTTTGAACTTAATTTTTCAACAGGTGCATCTTTCGGGCCGCCTCCTATAATAAATATAGATTCAACTACCCAGAATTTAAATTTTGGTTGGGAACATTTTGTAGCATCTAGAGAAAATATGTCTGGTACTGGAATGAAATTTTATAGAAATAACTCTTTAATTAAAACTACTCTAAATCTCTGTAATTACACTTACCCTAGTGCAGGTTTTGCTCAAAATAGTATTGGTGAGAATTATATGAAAAATGCTAGTCATTTTGCAATTTTTAGAATTTACTCTGGTCATGCATTAACAGCAACAGAGGTAGATCAAAATTATCAAGCAGAAAAAGCACGTTTTGGGCTTTCATAGCTAGAATATTTATATGAACTATGCAATCATTGATGGTACTACTGTAAAAAGCACTGGTACAATTCAACAACTATTTCCTAATACTAGTTTTCCTGTAAGTGGAGTTACAACAGATTTTTTGACAGAAAATAACGTAGTAGAAATTGTAGAAACTCTCAGTTATACAACACCAACACAAAAGTTATCTACTGTAACTGCTTATGTTGATAGTGGTAAGGTTTATACGGTAAAGGTAGAATCTACTACAACAGAAGAACAAGCTACATTAACTTCTCAAAAATGGGACGAGGTAAGAAATCAAAGAAATACAATATTACAGGGTACAGATTGGATGGCTTGCAGTGATTTAACTTTATCTAATGATTGGAAAAATTTTAGGCAGTCTTTAAGAGATATTCCTAGTACACAATCAGACCCATTTAATATTACTTGGCCTACTTCTCCTAGCTAAAATATTTAGTTACTTAGTTTGAGTTGTCATTTGCCTAGTCATCATCCCACCAATTAAATACAATGGAATGACACTTGGCAGAATTATAAGCATAGATATAATACTTACATGACCTATAGCCTTTAATATTGCTTCTTTGACCATGAGAAAAATTCTTGACGCTTTAACCATTTTAACGTTTTTACTTTTAAGTACAACCCTAGTAACCGCTGGAATTGCTTACAGGTATTTACGGTCAGAAAATTTTAAAAGCCAAGTTATGAACCAAATACTTTCTGAAGTATCTGGACTGTTACCGAATGTTTTAGATAAAGGTTTACCTGATATAACAGGGCCATCCGTACCAACAACAAAAATTCCTGATATTCCTAAATTATAAGTTTATATGAATAACAATATTATTAAAGGAATATCAGTAGGACTTGGAACTCTTTTTGTTGCTTCCAACTTTTATACGATTACTCTTTTAAGTAAAAAATCAAATCTACCAATGTTTGATTTACCTGTTAGTAAATATTCTACTTATGAGATTGAAGCTGATATGCAAGGTTATAGAATTAGACATCGTATGCACGATCCAAGGATTATAGGATCAGTGGAGACCAGTAAAAAGCCAGCAGGGTTCTTAGGAGCAAGTAAAGCTTTATCTACTAAAGAAACACAAAGAGTAGCTGGTGAAAAGGATGTAACAATTATTAACAATGATGAACTTACAGCAAAGCAAATAGCTTGTATAAAAGAAAGGGCTAAAGGTGAATCTACAGGACAACTTATTGGAACGTCAGTAGCAACAGGAACAGGACTTGTAACTTCATTAAGTAACGTACCTATGATTGGCTGGTTTTTGAGTGGCTTTGCTACAAATACAGCAAGAAGAGAAGGTGGTAAATTAGGAGGTAATATGGCTTCTGACTTCAACGATTGTTAATGCCTACGATTAAAGTTCCTGAGATAAAGATACCGAAAGTAGAAATACCAGAAACCCCTTATGTACCTGAAACTGTACTGATAGGAGATAACCCTGCCTGTGATTTAATAAATAGAGATTTACAAATAACAGAAAACCCCACAATAGTTTTTCATAACAGAAAAGCTTATGCTACTTGTTTTAATGGTCAAGAAGTTGCTGGTAATACACAGCCTATTAAAGCTCAACCAGAACCAAAAACATTTAGACCTATTGTTTATGATGCACAGGACACTATAGAAACAGAAGGTACATATAATTACCAGAAAAAAGGGACTGAAACAAATATTAATTTAGGACAAAAAAAAGAGGAGGTAGAGATTGAAAAAGTACCCTGTCCACCAAAAAACGCACCCTATAGATCAGGGGATTGGCGTAATGAGATGAGGCTAGAAAAATTGGTAAAATGGGAACGTGGGTTATTGGAGGGTTCTTGTGACGCAATCTGGAAAGAAGTACCGTTTGTGGACCAATACATACCAACGGCTAGCGTTGTTGTCTCTACTGCTGTTATCGCTAGTGTGGCTGCGACTACACCTGTTATTCTCCAGCTTGTAAAACCCCTAGTAAAAAATGTCATTAAAAAGCTAACAAAGAAGAAAGATAAGGTAGAATAATGTATAAGCGATAAGCCCAGCATCATGTTATTAAGTTAGCCTCTGCTCTGTTGGATAGACTTATTACTTCTTTAGACAAGTAACTACCCGTAGCTTGTCTATTTTAATTTATGAGCATGTGGTAATACTTGATTTGGAACGCTGGTTAATACAACATTTCTACAACTAACAGCATCATCTCCTACAAACTTAACACCGAGCTTAAGTTGCTGGCTACAGATAGAGAGCCGATTTAGATTAACCTCTAGCTTTTTAGCTTGTAATAGAAACTCTTGATATTTTCTATAAGTCTGGGCTGCCTTTAAGCACTCATCATTAAATCGTTTTCCTAATGGTACTTGAATACTGATAGTCGCACCATATGAAAAGTTATGGTTTATCTGATCTAATCTTTCTTGCTCTGCTACATAAAGTATTTCACCAGGATTTGTAAGCTGACCTGTATCACTATCTTTTGCTTGGTTATATATATTTGTTCTTTGTATAGTGCTTCTAGGACTGTTGAAATATTCTCCTTTAGTTATAAAGGGATTAAAGCTTAAAGTAGGTGTTTGGCATTGAATACCATTGCTATACCTATGAGTTGGAAAAGATCCACTTATACTTTGAAAACCTTGATTGACTACTGTAGATTGGGTACTAGATTGTGGATTACTTATAGTAGTTTCAGCAAAGACAGGACTAGTAAATAAAAGTCCTATTGAAATAAGGTTGTAGAAGTTTGTGTTGTTTCTATTGTTTGTGTTCGATTTATTATGCTTACTGCGTCTAAACCAGGAGCCATGAAGTTTTCTGTCAAAGAGAAAGCCTCGCCTTCGTTTACAACCTGCCACTGTGGTTTGCTTGTTAATTGAGGTGTTATCCATTCAAAATTAACTGCCCCTGCATTGCCTGTATTTTGACTTGTTGTATAGGTTGCTTCTGGGGAAATATAGGAATCAGTTTTAATATTAGATCCTGTAACTGAATATGCATAGCCAGAGTTATAGTTTTCAGTAATGATAACTTCATCTATTCTGCTAATACTTTTAGAATTTGATTGTATTTGGTTGGCAGCAAATCTTGGAGTTGTAGCTTTTGCATCTGAACTATAAAAAGCGATAAACAAAAGCAATAACCATTTCATTAATCCAAGCCAAGAGTAATACTAGTTTGTAGCGTAGCTGTTGTACCAGCACCCATATCAGCCAAGTTAACAGTAAACGCACCACCGCTATCCATTGTGATTGCTACAGAACCAGGGTCACCTCCAGAGATAACAGTGTTTTTACCAAGAAGAGGCAGTGATGGAACCGCCCCATTTGTTACTGTGGCAGATAGTAAACTTGGAACTGCATCTGCTGCAATATAGGATTCTGAAGCAGAAAATGCATCGCCTGTATTTACGATGTTAAAGCTAGTGTCGTAATCAATAGTTGGAACACCACTAGCAATACCAGCATCAGCTAAATCAAGAGAACCGATTTGACCAGCTACTGTATTTGCTTTAGGAGCTACGTTTGTACCAGCTACACTAATAGCTGCTGCAATTCTTTCTGAAGTAGCGGAAGCACCTAATGTAGAGACACTTGCTACTGATTGAAGCGTATGAGTGATGTCTGCAAAACTAGCTGTTGGAAGTGCTAGTAAAATCAAAGGAAGAAACTTTTTCATTTTTTGGATGATGGGGGGTCAATTACTTCAGCACCTTCAATTTTGATAGGTGTAATTACTCTTATAGTCTGAACCATACCGTCACTTTGTGCAACTTTATCTTCTTTATTTTCTTTTTTACCACCATTTTTGCGTGATGCCTCAATTCCAAAAGTTGAAATCGCAGCAGTCAAAAGCGAAGCAGGGAAGGTTATATCTTTTGGTTCGTTACTGTAACCAGGGAGAGAAATATAGTTAAGGGATACTATAAAGCCACTCCAAACGACAATACCTAAACGAACAAATAGACTGATAATTGCTAGTTGCTCCTCTTTGTCATCAAGACCTTCTTTTATTTTTTGAAGGGGGTTTTTCTTTTTTTCTTCTGCCATAATTAGTTTTATTAGTCATACTAGACATAATTAAGGATTTAAGCAAATGACAGAGGTACAAGCAGCTTTACTAGGAGCAGCAGCTACAGCTTTTGTTATGGTGTTGTCAAACATGAGTAACCGTAGAGAACGTACCATAATAGATATTTACAACAGATTAAACCAGTTATCGCAAGCGGTTAGCAGATTAGAAGGCCAAAACCGCTAATGTTTGGTATCTTTTATATAAATAACATAACTAAATGCTAAAAATTTTAAAACCTATACTACTTACATTTCTTTCTTCTTCTGCTTGTAAGGATTTAATTATTAGTCTTTTAAAAGAAATTTGCAAAAAAAGTTCTAATGATCTTGATAATAAAGCTGTAGAATTTCTAGAACAGCAATTATTTCCTAATAGAAAAATTAGTAGTTTACCTAGATAGCACTTGCATTAAATGTAAATATAATATATTTTTGGTATGCCTATGATACGCAAAGCAGTGGGCAACTTAAACCCTTTAGATGGATTCCCCTAAGGGGTTTTTGTATGTCGGGAGATCGATCAAGTCCAATACTTGCCCTGTCTTTCCTATCCTTTCTTAGGTTTTGTATAACTCTCAAGTTAAAGAAATCCACTTATTTAACTATCAGGCTTCCCGACTATTTACATATTAAAAAGGTAATGTTGATTGATTAAAAGATTCTGGTTTTTTTGGTAAACACCATAGATGTTCTTTTTTTCCATAGTTACCTATTACATATTCTTTTGTTTTTACTAGTTTGCCTTCATTAGATAAGTTTGTCATAGCTCGCCTAATAGAGGTTATAGGACAATTGATGTTAAGGATAGAAAGCACCATAGATGGACTAAGTGGCTTTTCATGCTGTAAAAAGCAGTTAATAATTTTTTGTTCTTGTGTTTTAGCTTTAGATATAGATTCAGCTAGTTCACTTGCATCTTCATTAATCGTATTATAAAAGGTCATTTGTTTACCTCCTTACAAGCTAGTTCGTAGTTAGTTAATTGGTTATTACACGATATAACTGTCATGTCATATAGAGAAGATGAAAGGGCTGTATAAAACAACCCTGACGCTGCTAACATCATTAAAAAATTAGACATTTTTGGTTTCCTCCATATTTTTCATTAGCTCAAATGCAAGATCAGATATTTTTTTTGATGCATCTGCATAATCTATTGCATCTTGCTTAGTCTCAAAACTTGCTCTTTCCTGTAAAAACTCTTTTGTAAAATGAACCCACATTAATCTTTTGCTTATGCCATCGTCATACCACTCAAGATTAATAACACTTTTCTTTTCTAAGCCATTAAGTATTTTCCATATTTGTTTTCTAGTAAATAATTTATGCTTTTCCATTTCATTCATATAACTTGGCGCAAACTTATAACCATCTTCGCAATTTAACATCCTATGCATATATTCATAGTCAGTATCACAAACAGAAAATAAATTACATCTATCTGTAAATTGACCTATAAGATTAAGAAAAATATTCTCTATATCTGTAAATACAAAATTATCTGTTGATACATTTTCATTTAAAATAATAAATTTCTTTTTATCATCTCTAAGAAAATGAATACCTACTCTAGATCCATATTTTGTTTTATCTGAATAAAGACCTTCTGTAGTAAAATCAGTATCAAAATGTTTTATATCTTTTACATCTCTATGGTGTCTTTTTTTGTCTAGTTCTTTACATTTTGTTTGGAACTGCTCTTTTGTTAAAGTAGTCATTTGGAAAACCTCTCGGTTGTTTGGTACATTCTTAATATACATCAAGGGTATACCCCTGTCAAGTTCTTTTAGGATATTCTTTTATATATTCCTGTATTTTAGATTTATAATATTTCTTTTCTGTCTTATTTCCTAAAAAATAAAAATATCTACGCTTACTTTTCTGTGGTATAAATTTTGCATCTGGAAACATTTTTAATATTTCTTCTTTTTTTTGCGTTCCTAATTTTTGTCTTATTGATCTAGCACCATATAATTTACCTTTTATTTCTACTCCAAATCTATCACTATCTCTATCATTTACTTTTGGGTTATTTTCACGCATAGACCCTATATATTTAAAATTACACGCTTGATAGATAGTACCTATTTCACCTGCTAACTCATCTACAGTTGCAGTAACTACTTTGTATTTATCAGGTAGCATTTTCATAGATTGGGTTATTAACTTACTTGCACTATGTGGATGTGACCAATGAACACACGCACCCCTACTTAGTAAAATAATTTTTCCTGTATAATCAAATTTATCCCAATGTCCTAAGTTTTCACTATATTCAGTGCTATAAACAACCGCACCACCTAAATTACCTTCAAAGTAAATACCATAACAATACTGAACCATAGCAGGCATACATTGTAACCATTCATATCTTTTTATTAAATTAGTAGCTGTTCTTACGTCTATTTCTTGTACAACTGCTTTTTTTATATCTGTATCTACTTTTTCCCACCATCTACCAAATAAATTATGTGCATCTTCTACTTCCATCTGATCTTTTATTAACTTCTGATGTGCAATCATTTTATTAATTTTTTAAGATGTTCAATTTCATTTATAAGTCTTGCAAATTGGTCAATAGTTTGAACAACACGCCAATTATCACCTTCTGCACAATTTGGCCTTTTATTAAACCTAACCATAGTAATAGCATGATCTACTTTTGCGTTTATTTTTTGTTGTTCTGATTCTCTAGGTTTTCTTAATACTGCTTCTGTTTTATTTTTCATGTCAGTTACCTGTACAACAGTATTTGGAATACCAGTTAAATCACCTTTATCTTTTTCCATACCTGCCCCAAATCGTCTTTCAACTTCATAACCTGTTGCTTTTGACAGATAAATACAGGCTTCTCTTTCTGCCCTATCGCCCTTATTCTTTTGTGCGTTCATTTTTCTAATTCCTTAATTTTCTTTTTTAGTGCTTCATACTCTACTAAATATTCCTTAGTAGCAAACTCTGATTTATGGTTAAACATATAGCGATCACTTAAAGCACCTAACTGTACATGTAAATCATCAATCATTTTTTGTTTCTTTTCTTTAAATTCTTTACTTAATGCGTCTGGTTCTTTTGGGTTCTTAGTCCAATCAGCTACTAAACTAAGCAACTCTTTCACCCTTTTAAATGCCTGTTCTACTCTTTCTGTTGTTTTCATCGCATCGCCCATGTAAAGCCAGTTTCTAATTTAATTGCTATTCCTTCTTCTCTTTCCTGTTGTTCTTTATCTTCAATCGCATTTATCATATCTTTTTTAAATTGCTTTGTAGTATCACTATATTCCCACTTCTCAGGTTTGCGTTTGCGTGTTGCTTTAACACCATCAATACTAAAAGAACTCATAATAATACCTTCTTGATAATACTTTTCTAATATCATCTTCTTTTCTGTTATTTGTGTTTCTAATTCTTTTATTTGCAGTTGTGAAACTTTTATCTGCCTTAATAATTGTTCTGGTTGTACGTTCATGATTAATAAAATTTATGCTCAGGATAAAGATCAGGTTGATAATCATCAGGTAAATAAAACAACCATTCTAAATACATTTTTGCAGCGTTCATAATTTGTCTATCATCAAATTTAGCTAACCATTCTTCTCGGTCAATTTGTTCTAGTTCTTCTTCAAATGACATAATTGTAAATTAATAAAGAACAACAGTTAAACATTAGTATGGGGTATACCCTCATATAATGCAACCCTTACTAAAACTTTACCTGTTTATTAAAGTATAAACCCCTTGCCTCTTCATAATCATACATACATTCTGCAGGGCTATATTCTTGAGTTTTTATACCATCAGGTGTTATATAAATAATCCTACAAGTAAATAGAGTTATATCAGGATAGTTTTGATTTAACAAAGATACATAACCACCCATCTGTAAACTATGATTCTTTTTCTTATATACTGCTTGTGTTTTGTAATCTGCAAGACATAATGCACCTGTATCTTTATGCTGCAAAATAACATCACAACTACCTGCAATATCTCTTTTTCTGTCAATCATTCTTAGTTCATTAACAACAGGTTCCCAAGTATTCCACATTCTATAATTTATAAGATGCTCAACCCATCCTGAAAACTCTTTTGCATACGCTAGTGCTAGTGTTTTATCTTTTGTTTCACACCATATTTGTACAGCCTCATGTATTGTTGTACCTCTAGCCGCTGCTTTTTCCATGTTTTTACTGACAAAGTCATTTGGTTTTATAACATCACTAATAGATCTTGATACATATTTCTTACGTTTTAAATCGTAGTATTTATGTGGTTCTGGTAAGAACTGTACGAATGGATCTTGTACAAGAATATTTTTAATATTATCCATCTATTACAGGATCAAAAGTTACTTTACCTGTAAGACTATTAATATATTTTGGTAATTTATGTGTTGGTATAGAAGGTCTTGCACCATATTGAGTTTTTTGTATTCTTTTCCATTTGCCTGTACCAGTTTCCCTTTCATAACCCATAGCCAAGAACCAACCACTAGGCGGTGTATCTAAGTCTTCTATCTTTATAAGACCTTTACTAATCATTCTTCTTAGTGTTCTTTTTGCACTGTTGCTAAATAAAATATCCATTAGATTATGTTCCCCATGTCATCAAACTGTACAACCTTTTGATTTGGATGTGTAGATGTTTGTTCTGGTTCTTTATTAAACCTGTTTATACGTTTCTGTTGTTCTTCATAGTTACTAAGTTTTAAACCTTTCCAAGTACCTGCAAGCACTCCAGCGTCTAACTGGTCTTTCAAAGTTTGTTCACCATACTTATCTATAAACTTTCTATATTCTGTTATCTGTAGTTTCCAAGCCTGTATAGATTTAGAACCTTTCTTAACTTTCCAGAAGTCAAGTATTAATTCTTCTAAGTGTATTAAGTCTTCTGGTATTATCTTTTCTTGTTTTTCTTTTTTATTAATTTTTTCTTTTTGTTCTTTTGTTTCTAACTCTTTCTTATCTTGTTCCTGTTCTTCTAAGTCTTTATTATCTTTATATATATAGGTTACATTATCTGTCAAATCTTCTTCTTTTTGTAATTTAGCGTTGTATGCCTCTTCTAAAAGCATATTAATAAACCCATTGGTTGTAATGTATTTGGGCTTTATAGCTGCGATCTTGTCTATTAAAGATCTGTCGATAGTTGGTCGAGTAGTGGTCATAAATGGGACATAAAGGGACGATGTATGTACAGTACATGAACACAGGTAGAACAGGTTTACAACAGCCTACTACATGTATTGAATTAAAACTTTACAAACGCTACATATAATGTTATGTTTAGCACATAAGTCTACTAATGTTATGTCTTGTACATTAGATAAAAATAGACAGAAAAAACTGATTAGAGATCAGTTACAAGGAATCAATGACCCTTTTGAGTTATTAGCAGAAGCGTTGGCAGATAATCAACGATTAAGACAGATTATTAACAACCACAATTGCCATAAGGGTAAACCCTCGATATAATAAGGAAAATAATTAAAACAATTTGACAAAAGAAATAACTAAGGCACTCTGTAAATTTATACAGGAAGTCGGAACTATTGAAGAAAAAGCTAATGCGCAATTTGGTAAGTTTGCTGACCTATCAAGTGTATTATCTGTTGTTAATCCTGTATTAGCTAGGAATGGTTTAGTTGTAATACACACAACAGAAATACTAGAAGGTAGAAATATATTAGTTACTAACCTTATGCATATATCAGGAGAAGTAGTTGCATCTAAATATTTATTGCCATTAATAAAAGAAACAAGAGGCAATCCAATACACGCAGAAGGCGGTGCATTAACTTATTTCCGTAGATATTGTGAGCTAGGAATCTTAGGACAGAACGCAGGTATTCCAGACAATGACGGTGACTTTGCTAACCCTACAGTAGAAAAGGTTACACCAATAACAAAGCATAAACCTGTAGGTATGCCGCAGATATTAGATAAGGAAACAAGAGATCATTACCTTAAAAAAGTTGGTGAACTATATTTAAACAGCACCGACCTATATAAACAATTAACAGAAGCTATGTATGTAGAGTTTAGTTTTGATAAGACATCAGGTAAATTTTCTGATTACATACAAGAGCCTAAACATGTAACCTACATACAAACATGGTTAGATGCATACACAAATGATTGATGAACCTAACAAACCTCTCGAAACAAGACCTATTGGAGTTGCAGTATCTAACTGGAAGAACCGTTATCTTGTCTCCTCTAAGCTTACGCACACTAACCATAAGAAGTTTAGAGATTGGTGTAGAGCTAACAACTATTCCTACTCATCAGGTATTAACTATCTGATTTCTAATTATTTACCCGAAAACAATGTTTAATGTATCAATCGCTGGCCGTCTTACTAAAGACGCTGAATATAAAAAGGCAGGGGCTTATGACATGGCAGCCTTTACTATTGCTGTATCACATGGACGTGACAAGACCTCATTTGTAGATTGCCAAGTCTGGGGTAAACGTTTTGAAACTGTATTAGATGCTTATAAGAAAGGATGCTTAGTAGCCGTATCAGGTGATGGTGAATATACATCATACGAAACAGAATCAGGTGAAAAAAGAAAACAATTAAGAGTTAATGTCAATAACTTTGTATTCCCTGAGAAGCGTACAGAACAAACACCACAGGCTACACTAGATACAGCAACCATACCTTTCTAATGGGTATTCAACTATCTATAGATCAAGACCTTAAAGGCTTTGAACGCTTTACTAAGAACTATAGAAAACAGTTACCATTCGCATCATCAGTAGCTATTAACAATACTGCATTTGATATAAGAACAGCACTTAACAAAGGTACACTTGGTGCATTTAATAAGCCTACTAAGTTCACACAGAAAGCTTTTATAGTTACTAAGTCTAAGAAAACAAACTTAGTTGCACATACATTTGCAGTAGATAAGGCTGGTAAGGATAGGGCTAGATACTTACGCTTCGGGGTAGAGGGTGGACAAAGACCACCTAAAGGTTTTGAAAGATACTTTGCTGGTCTACCTAATGACGGCACAATACCTAGCAATAGTTACTTTATGCCAACATCATTAGTTAAGACAGATGGTAGTGGCAACATAACAAGAGCTACATTAAAGCGTATAACATCAGGTATAAATGCTAATGCTAGAGGTGGCTTTTTTATTGGTACACCTGCCAACAGTAGTAAACCACCTGGTGTATATAGGAGAAGTAGAGAGCAATTACAAACATACTTTGTTGCAACTACAAACAAACCTAACTACACAGGACGCTTTAACATAGATGCAATAGCTGGTAAGGTTGTACAACGTAGGTTTAACGCACACTTTGATAAGGCAATGTCTAAGGCTATAGCTACTGCTAAGTAACCACTAGGTTCTTTCTAGCTCTACTGTTGTGGGTCGTTCATACG